CATTGTCAACCCATTTTATCGTTTTCCACCAATATTATATTTTGCTACGAGTTCCCATTCACTCTTCTCTTTGTATGGGAGAATTTTAATCTGTGCTAGTGGCGCAATATTGCCTTGTGACTTTTCTGGTTCTACAATCTTAACCAAATCCCACTCTTCAAGCAGGTTAGCAATCGTGTTACGACGCCCTTTATCTTCTTCTGAAAACGAAGAACTCTTACCATCTAGAGTGAAAAGTTCCTTGAAGTGAACGATATAATACTTGCCCTTCTTATGTAGAATATGACAGGATTGATATAGCTTCTTGTCTTTTCTGGATGCAACACCGATACGAGTCAGAGTTTCTTTTACTTTGAGAAACGCTTCTTCGTTACCTAGTTCCACTTCCACTAATGTTTCAACACTCATTTCACGCCACCTTTTTCTTGTTTTTGTTTAATACGACCTATCTGATCCATTGAGAGAATCTTTAGGTACTGTAGAGCAACTTGTTTATTGCAGCCATAATAACTGGATATGATATTTATATTTTCATCATCTTCAGGTTTAGACCACTTAGCAAAGCGTTTCCGGCGACGAAGAACGCTATGATAGTAGTCAAACTGCAATTTGTTGTCAAGATGGTGTAGCGTATTCATCTCATTAGCATGTAGTATTGCGTCTGGATGATATGAGAGCGCTCTATTAGAGAGAAAGGCGTTGTAGTTCTTTTCAGCAAGAGTGTCATTCTCTGTGCCTCGCATGAGGTCTTTCTTTGTGTCTGATACTGCTTTGACGTAATCAAATGGGTTACTCATTTCCAAGTGACCTCAAACATGATAGCAGTGAGAAACGCCATGATGTTGATTTCAGGGTCAGCCGCAAACGAGTGCTTGTATTGATACTCACCAAGAGTAATCACAACGCCTGGAACAGAGTTATCAGACACTTCTTCCCATGCTGTATCATAGAATGCACGGAAGAACTGTGAAGCATCAATATCGCTATTCTCGCCAACCCATTTACGAACAGATTGATATTCTTTCGCTTTCATGTGAGTGATGAGTTGTTTGAACGACTCTTGGTTTAGATTTGCTAGAATGCCAGAATCAATACGCCCAGTAGAAGCATAACGCTGGCACTCGTTGATAACCCTACGCCAATCAGGAAAGTGTAGATTGACCAGTTCAGCAACGACTTTATTTTCAAATTCAACTTCTTCATTCTTGAGAATATCACAGAGTCGATTGAAGAATTTTGCCGCAAGTTTAGCTTTGTCTTTACCTTTAGTTTTAAAATCAATAACTGTACACCGAGAGTGTAATGGTTCAATAACACGGTTCTTGAAATTGCATGTGAGAATGAATCCACAGTTCTTACTAAACTCTTCCATAAAGTTACGAAGAGCAGGCTGAGTTGATTGTGGATTGAGGTAATCAGCCTCGTCAAGGATGACATACTTACGACCTCCCGTAAAAGATACTGATGATGCAAACTGCATGATTTCAGTTCGTAAAGTATCAATGTTACCGTTCATAGAACCATTGATTACAATGTAGTCTGCATTTAGTTGTTCACACAGTGCTTTTGCAACAGTTGTCTTACCAATACCAGCACTGCCAGTCAATAGCAGATTAGGGATATTTTCTTGGTTGACAAACTGCTGAAAAGTCTGCTTTAGTTCACTTGAGAGTATGGTATCAGCAATCGTCTTAGTACGATACTTCTGTACCCAGAGAAACTCTTCATTCATATCAAAACCTCATCATAAAATAAAAATCAAGTATAGCAGAAAAGGGGATGAGTGTCAACCCATCCCCTTTAAGTTTTAGTTCAGAGTAGAGAGGTCAGCGTCAACTACTTCCTCAACAGCAACGTCTTGCACCTCTTCTGAAGGCGCAGCGGGTGGCCCTGCTGCTTCTGCTGCTGCTTGCTGCTTGTCAGCTTCTGCCTGTAGCAGAGCGCCAAACTTTTCACGAAGAGTGCCAACAGCAATCATTTCTTGACCACGAATAGCGCCACGAGCGCAAACAGTGTCGATGATACGCACAACAGCGTCAATGTCTTGTAGAGTGATTTGATTATTTTCTTCAGTCATATTATTCTCCAAATGTAGAGTTAGATTCGATTGCAATAAAATACTTTACGTTGTCCGAAACAAAACACGACAATCCTTTTGACGATAGATTGACCGTGTAATCATTCGGCATCAGCTTCAGATTTTCAACTTTCATATACATATTGAAAGTATCTGATGTTGAACCAACTGTCACGCCATAACGATCAGTAGTTGGATTTTTAGAGTTTACAGCCTCCAATACGATTTCACCATCGACCCCTGCAAAGGCAATCTCTGGCAAACCAAGAACGGAAGCAGCCTTTAGAACAGACTGCAAATCATTCCAAGAAATATCTACCTTCACCTCACAAGGTGGCATAGTGATTTCTTTTTCTGGTGGCTGAAGGATCATGGAAGTGTCCGCAAGAGTGTATTGCACCTTGCGTTTATTTTCCATAATATTGATAGACTTTTCATCAAAGTTTAGCTCTGGCGATTCGAACAACGATACCGTTGCTAGAAAGCGAGATAGATCATAGATACCAGCTTCAGATGAAAAGTCGTCACTACCGCTAACAATTGCCATAATAGTCTTCTGAGGAGAAATTGTACTCAGTGTCGTACCCGGCTTGATAACGATAGAAGGATTGATTGAAGAGAAGTTCTTCAAAACGTCCATAGTATATTCGTTCAGTTGCATTATATAGTTCTCCAATTATTTGCGATTGCGCTTACGAGAAGTGCGAGCATTCTTAGCCTTCTGACGTTCTTTATTTAGTCGAATTTTGTTGCCTTCCTGATAATATTTTTTGTTTGATTCGTCACTTGCAGTAGGAGACGCTTGAATCGCAGCCATCGCACCAAGACTACCACCAAAGATATACGAACCCATATGCTTGAGTTCCATCCAAGGACACATCCACACCTTCATACCAGCCTTACGAACATTCTGACAGAACATATAGTCTTCTGATAGATAGCGCTTCGACTCTGGGTCAATGATACAATCAAAGTAAGCCATAATCTCACGAGAGCCATCAAAAGCATCTGTACGAATGTGGTCGGGTAGATACTTGTATTCAGGATATGCTTCTTCATACTTCTCGAACGTAGAACGAGGAATACACATGAACCCAGTACCAGCTTCTAATACTTCTACTGGTTGGTCAACACGAAACTCGGTGATACCTTTTGCTGGGTTGAACACATAGTCGCCTACGAAGTTCTCAAGAGCAAACGGGTTCTCATCAGCGTGACCCATCTTCACTGCTTTAGCAATCTTCTCCCAAGAGATGGACTTCTTAGGATATGGACCAGTGATGATATCTACGTTCTCTGGGTCTGCTAGTTGTAGTGCCAGAAGAGCGAATACATCGTTCACATGAAAGCCAATATCACTATCAATGAAAATCATATGAGTGCAGTTACTACGCAGGAACTCATCCACACAGTAGTTTCTAGCACGAGTAATAAGAGATTCATTGAAGAGATAGTAGAAGTTTAGGTCAATTCCATACTTGGTGGCAGCCATACCAAGGTCGTTGGTAGATTTGGTGTACATGCCAGCGCATTGTCCACCGTACATAGGTGTTGCGACGAACACCTTTGCCTTTCGTAGCTCTTCAACTTGGATTTTCAGTTCCATTCACATCTTCCTCACTTGTTGCATATGTTGTATCGTGATTGTGTAGAGCAATAATAGCATAATGAATGACCTTTGTCAAGTCTTTTCGCCAATCTTCTACGCTTCCTTTGTGACCATATCGTTGAGCATACTTCATGATATTACCGATACAGAACCCAGCACCATGACCACTATCTAGAATGAACTCAGTAGCTTGATACTTGTTCTGCGAATAATGCTGGCTGTAGGTAGAGTTCACATACTCTAAGATTTCTGCCAGCAGCTTGTCTTCACTATACTTATACATTATCTTCCCACCTGTGTTAAATACTTATCTTTAGTTTCTTCCCATGTCATAAAACAAATATCATCATAGAATAATGTTTCATCAAGAGAGGTTCTTTCGTTCTTGATTAGACTTTTGATTCTCTTTGAGGCATACTTGGTCTTCCATAGATTAACAAGATATTCTACACTAGTATCAAATGCTTTGTCAAGATTTTTTTCTTCAATATCTCCTTTCAAGAACTCTCTACTATTCGTATAAAGAGGAGAGAAATAGATGCCTCTTTGATGGTCTGA